GCTTTGCGGCTTATGGATTTTGCTTTAATCTGTAAGCCGTATTTTGTTTGTCTCAACTCGCCTTTAACTTGCACTTTATCCCCTACTCGGATAGTGCCGTTTTGCAGGCTCCTGTTAACCAATGCGGTGCACTGCTTGCCATCCCTCAACCTAAGCGTCCACAATATTGCTTCCCGCATTGCCTTCATCCGGCCAAGCCTATATTTTTTATCCTCAGCGCTGAGCACCTCAGCGTAATGCACTTGCTCATGCTGCTGTTCTTGAATGTGCCATTCTACGTCGGCAGATTCATGTACCCAATGCTGCACCCAATCCATAAGCTGATCGTGCCCGTAGTGATTGAGCAAGTTTCTGTAAGTGATTGCACGCCCGTTATACGGCACAAGCATATCGCAAAAGCCGATAAATGATTTTGCATAGCCCCACTTAGCAAGCCACTGCATAAACTCCACAGTGTTTGCATAGCCCTCGCCATCCTCAACGATAAGCGTCATTAAGGCGGTATGCGTGTCAATCTTAAAGTCCTGTATTTCCATTGTCATTGCGTTGTTGTTAATACAAAAGTATAAAAGTAAATTATAAAAACAAAATATAATTCACATAAAATGCAAATAAAAAACCCGGCAGGAGTGCTACCGGGCAGAGTATTAACAACAAACAATCACAATGATTCTCTTGGTATGGTGCTGCAATATAGGGATTTTAAACGGTCTTTCTGTTAAGTTGTAAAATAACAAAATTGTACCTATATTGCACGCATGGAAAAAATACAACTCAGCACAATTGCAATCAGCAGCGAAGCGCACAAGCTTATTAAGGTGCACGCTGCGCAGACAAACATGCTCATCCGCGATGTGGTGGAGGTGGCTGTAAGGGAGTACATTGAGAAGCGACAAAAAGAGAACCATGTGGGCAAACGATAATCACACACTGCTTGCTATTGTGTCCGCTGTTGCCTGCAACGGATGGGTGTTGTATGTCGTGTTTCAGGCACACATAGCAGGGATACAAGCTGACATAGCTAGGGCGAACTACCGGATGCAGATGTCTGAGCGTTTTGCAGAGGCAGCAGCAGAGGACGAAGAAGACGAAAAAAGAAGCACTATCGAAAAAACAATAACAACGGAATGGGATATATAGCAAAAATCATATTCAAAATCCACACTCTCGCTAAAGGCTTGTTCTTTGGCTTAATGGTAACAACGGCATGGATGGCCTACCGGGTATGCGAAAGCGCATTAGGCGGCAGCATTATGCTGCCGCCTGTTTGGGAGTCTGTGCTTGTCGTAGGCGCAGCGCTTGTAATTACCTACCTCATTGATAATGCGCTGTACGAAAATTCTGTTGCTGCATTGGCACAGGCAATAGAACAGGGCGGCTTTTGGAAGATCTACAAAAAAGGCGGTTTTGCAACGCTGATACTGTTTGCCCTTATGGCAGGCCGGTTTTTCTTCTCTGGTGGTGCTACTTACCTGACTGGCGAGAGTACTGTTGTAGGCAAGCAGGCAGAATCAGATGCGCTCGAAAAGATACAGTCATTCGAGGAAGACAAAACGCAGGCGCTCGCACGAATTGAATCTACATATAAGGCAGAGGCAGACAAAGCGATTGAGCGCTCAGAACGAGAAGCCGCGCAAATAAAAGCAGACGCTGAGCAGCTCGCACGCAGAACGGTAGAAACTGCTATTAAGCAAGGTAGTCCCGCAGAACAGCGGGATTACGCTAACAAAGACTGGATTAGAGCAGAGTATTCACTTGAGATTAAGGCGGCAGAGAAAAAAGCTTATGACATAGAAGCAGCAGCAGCAAAGGAAGCAAAAGCAGTTATTAAAGCTGGAAAAGATAGCAAGGCAAAAATCCTTGCTGCAATGCAGGAAAAGCTATATCAGGAGCGGAACAACCCGAAATGGCAGCATATCAAAAAGGAACTAGATACGCAAATATGGGCAGAAAACACGCTCTACACTGCCGAGCGCTGGACCTACTACTTACTCGACTTCATCTTGGTTGTTGGCGGCTTCTTCTGCTCTTGGCTTGTCGCTTTTCACATCGTCCACAGCGATGATACAATGGAGACGTTCTTCCCTGACAAGCCAGGTATTACAGATGTGTTCGGCGATATGGTAGGCAGTATCTACACTTACTTTGTAACGATGGTTGCACAGGTGCCCGCGTACTTCAAAGAAGAAGGCAGCAAGCGAATGGTAAGAGTTGCGAAGTCTGTCGGAAAATCCTCAAGCGCTTACAATGCTGCTATTGCTGAATACCTTGTTGCATCCCACCCTACTGTCAATGCTCAGGTAGGTTTAGTCGCGCATCAGACAGCAATGCAAAAAGCGCAACAAAGGGCGCAACAGGCGCAACAGGCGCAACAGCGGGCGCAACAAGAAAATGAAGCGGCACAAATCAGAATGAGGCAAGAAGCACAGCAAGCAAGGCAGCAGTACAGTAGCTCAGCAAGTACAATGAGCAGTGTTGACACCTATCAGGCAAGCACCTACTCTGCTTCCCCTCAGAATGATGATAGTGCAACAGGCGCAACAGAAGGCGCAACAAACGCAACAGATAGCGAAACAGGCGAAACGCAACCGAAACGCAAGCAATCAGGTGCAGCGTTCAGGTCTTACCTAAGTAGGGCAGGGCAAGCCTTTGCAGCAGGGGATGATGAAATTGCACTTGAGCTGCTTGATGTCGCAAAGCAGGTTTTGCCGGATGACAGCAACAAAACCAAGCGGCTTGAAAAGCTGAATGAACTGAAAAAAGCAATCCAAAATGGGTAACAAAATCTTAACTACATTCACTTACCTATTTGCAGGGCTTGCGTTCGCTTGTGCAGTAGGAGCAGCACGTTTTGGCTATCCTTCGCTGTACGGCTTCGCGGGCCTTGCAGGTTGCTTAGCAGCATTCATAACGATGATACAACGCTCATGATTGACACCCGGTATATTTACATAGGGCGCACTACTTCAAATAAGCGCCTTGTTAAAATTGGCATCGCAGCTAACCCTCGAAAGCGGTGGCAGCAGATTAACAGCAGCATAAAAGGCAGCACCGAATACCCAGTAGCCTACTTTCGTGTGCTGAACGCTAAGAAGCTGGAAACAGCCCTGCACCGCAAGTACAAGCTAAAGCAACGCAGGTACAAAGGTAGCGGCGCTACAGAGTGGTTCGCGCTCGGTTTCTTCGCTCGGCTGTGGCTGTACATTATTATCGCAGCGCACGGGATGCTGATGGTGCTGCTGATTGTGGCTGGCGTGTTTTCTATATTGTTAACTCTAATTGTATTGATATGAAATACATCGTACTAGTAATTGGCGCTTCTATTGTTTTTGGCATAGGTATGCTTGTCGGCAAGCAAACAGGCATTGATGAAGTAAAAGCTAAAAACCCTAATTTGTACAACTTTCAGGATGGCACAAATGACCTTAAAATAGGCGATTATTGGATAACCTACCCTAATGGGGAGCCAGGTATTGAGTATTCTATTTCAATCTACGAAAAAGGTGGGTGGAATCGAATACTGTACAGAAATGCGAATGGAGAGTTATTCATTCACCATCAAATCAGATAAGCAATGAAACCAACAGCAATCGAAGCGCCAAACGGCGAATGGTACGGCGTAGTGACGCACTACCGCAAAGAACTGTACCGGACAGCAACAACGAGCCTCGACAAGGTGACAGCCCTTCAGCGTGCGCGAAAATGGATAAGAGAGCAGGACAACGAGCCGGACCCGGTAAAGCGCAAGCAGAAGCGGGATAATGCCCGCAAGCGCCTGAAGAAGATTAATCAGACGATCAACGTTGATGACGTAGTAAGCACTCCGAAAGGCGCCGGCATCGTCAAACGCATCAGCTCTTACGGGCTTATTGATGTTAAGTTCAGCAACGGCGTTCAACAAAGCTTTATGAAAGAGCAGGTGAAGCCGATCTAAGACTAACTCCTGAGGCACGGCAGGGATATTCATTCATTCTGGTTGAATTTGGGATTATGCAGCGAAGGGCGTGCCACCTTCGCGTTTTGAAAAAGAAAGCAATATGAGCAACATGGAAAAAGCAAAGGCAGACGCTGAAGCAAAAGCGCAGATTGATTTTGCGAAGGGGTTAGAATCAGATCCCGGCAGGTATCAAGCAAGACGTGAATCAGCGTGGTGGGAGTGGTATATGCATAAGTACATCGAATTGATTAACGAGAAATACTCAAAACAGGTTAATCAAGGCTACAAAAAACAATTCGAGAACATCCTTAAACGCTTCGCATGAGCATCCAAACAGCACTCCAAGTAATAAAAGACTACCAGGTCTGGCGCAGAGGCGGTACGCACCCTATGCCAAACCCTAGCTACATCGGGCAGGCGCTTGATGTGCTGATTGCGTATGTCGAGCAAAAAGAAGGCTTGTGATAGCAACACAAGCATGGTGTTTTAATTTTACGTATCTTTGGAAGTGATGAACAAGCTAACCAAAAAACAGGAGGCATTTTGCAGGGAATATGTCGTTGACTTCAATGGCACACAGGCGGCTATTAGGGCGGGCTATAGTGAAAAGACAGCTACAGTTAGCGCATCAGAAAACCTTAGAAAACCTAATGTTCAGAATTTTATCAAAGAGTTGCAATCTGACCGCAAAGAGCGCCTTGAAATTACTGCCGATGAACTCACTGAGTTCTTTCGAATGATGAAAGATGACGAAAATCAAAAAGGCGCAGACAGGATTAAGGCAGCGGAGAACTTAGCTAAGCGATTTGGCTACTACGAAGAGCACAACAAACAGAAACAGCCACCCGCGCCCCCACAAATCATCATCGGTGATTGAGCAAACCAATCAAAATACCAAAGAAGTACAAACCGCTTTTCGACCAATCACACGGCAAGCGCTATATTATCATTACCGGCGGTAGAGGCTCCGGTAAGTCTTTTGCTGTCTCTGCTTTCATTTGCCGGGATATTTGGGGCGCACCAGGTAAGCGCGTATTATACACCCGCTACACGATGGCATCAGCAGAGATAAGTATTATCCCTGAATTTACCGAAAAGATAGAGCTGCTCGGCGGCCTTGACTTCTTTGATGTCAAGACAAAAGACATTACTTGCACTGTTACCGGCTCCGACATTCTTTTTCGGGGCATCAAAACAAGTTCCGGCAACCAGACAGCAAAGCTCAAATCTATACAAGGGGTAAGCACCTTTGTAATTGATGAGGCAGAAGAGATGGTGGATGAAGCGAGCTTTGATAAGATAGACTTATCCATCAGGACAAGCAACGCAAAGAACAGCGTAATACTCATTCTGAACCCTACCACGAAAGAGCATTGGATATACAAGCGCTGGTTTGAAAATCACCTTAGTTTCATCGAAATAGACGGGCAGCAAATCCCGGTAAGCAACCACCCTGACGTTATCCACATTCATACCACCTACCTTGACAACTTACAGCACCTTGACAAGTCGTTCTTATCTCAGGTAGATCGCATCAAGCGGGACAACCCCGACAAATACCGCAATCTTATCTTAGGTGGCTGGCTGGAAAGAGCAGAAGGCGTAGTCTTCACCAACTGGACAACAGGAGCCTTTGACGAAAGCCTGCCGCACTGTTACGGCCTTGACTTCGGCTACAGCCCAGACCCGACAGCCCTGGTGCGCGTGGCAATAGACAATAAGCGCAAAATACTATACCTTGATGAGTGCCTGTATGCTAACGAGCTATCGGTAGATCAACTGATAGAATCAGTCCGGGGGGCTATCAAGAGCCAGCGGGACCTCATTGTCTGTGATACTAACGAGAAACGGACGGTGGCTGCAATGGCTAAGGCGCGGTTGAATGTCAGCAAGGCCCTTAAGTACCCAGGAAGTGTGATAGATGGCATCAGAGATATGCAGGACTACAAAATGATTGTAACACCAAGCAGTACCAACCTAATTAAAGAGCTTAACAACTACGTCTGGAATGATAAGAAAGCAAGCATCCCGGTAGATGAGTACAATCATGCCTGTGACGCGGCGCGCTATGCCAGCCAGCGGTTAAGCCTGAAATACAACAAACGCAAAAAATAACTATCTTCACCCCGATGTTTTTTTCATACTTATGCTACTTTTCACCCCTGCCTGTCCGGTAGGGGTTTTTTAGTGTTTGACATTTCCAAATTTTTATACTATTTTTGTTGCAACTATTTGTTAATCCCGTGCGAACGAGCCAGCACGATCATAAACCATACAGCAATGGCATTATGTTCTTGCCCTCCCGGCTCAGCTCCCGGTGACATTACCCTTCCTACCTGCTTGGAGGATTTTGGTCAGATTCAGAAGATGATTTTTCAACGAGTCTACTCCACAGGCACCACCAAAAACAAATTCACAATCGCATCCGCGAACCCGAATGTGATTGCATCGTGGTCACCGCTGCTTTCTGCCTCTGACGGCACTAAGGCAGTGCAGACCCCGTTCACTGAAGGTGTTACCAACACGCCCGGTGAACCGCGCCTGGTAGGTGGTGGCAATGATTCCCTCGGTGGCAAGCAGGCGGTGAAAGGCGCAAACCTTGACCTGTTCGAGGGCAACTTCTACGAGCTGCCGCAGAGTATCGCAAAGGAGATCCGCGCTTATGAGTGCGAGATCTTCGGTGTTTACCTTATTAACGAATACGGGCAGATTGGCGGGCTTGCTGATGACAACAGCAACCCGACAGAGTTCTATCCCATCCCGGTAGCTGAAAAGACTTTCTTCCTCGGGCAGAAGCGTTTTGGTGGTTTTGATGAGCGCGATGCCAACGCATTCCGCTTTGAGGTACTGCCAAACATTCTGGACGAGTTCTACGTGGTGACGCCTACGGACTTCAACCCGCTTGACAAACTCGCAACATCGTAAGATGGAAGAAACGACAATATTAATCCACCCGCAGTCCGGTAAGCCCTACGAATTTGAGGCAGAACATGCCAAGCGGATTCTAGGCATGGGCCACGGGTGGAAAAAGCAAAAAGGGACAAGCAAAAAGCAAACAGCAAGTGCTGCAAAAAAACGAGATACAACAACTACTGGAAGCAAAGCGCAGCAGGACGATGATTGCGGATGCAATAAGTCATGAGCAGCGCGTGCGCTTTCATACTGATGTATCACTAAGCCAACGCCACGCTGAGCAGTACACCACTGAGTTTCTGAATTGGGTACGCGACCTGATACCTGAGCAGAAATATGAGGTGTTTTGTTCGTTGTTCCGGTTCCCCGGTAAGACAGTAGAGCTTACCGAGCAGATTTATTCAGCACTCGAAAAGATTTTCGACGGCAAAAACGCCGTTTTCAACTATGAATTTACCACGCCGGAAGCGGCGCAGGATTGGGACAAGTACAGAGATGAGGTGCTAAAGCAGCAGCGCAAATGGCGAACAAAAGGGATGCAGGCGCTGCGGTCAATGCCTAACTCTATTCTTGTCGTTGACATGCCGGAAGACAGCACTGATGCGTACTGGTATTGGCTAAGCATTGACAGTGTTATCGACTACGAGCTTGAAGAGGATGGCGTGACATTCGACTACATCATCTTTGAGCAGGAAGATGACGAACTAGCTGTTATTGATGACGAGGCAGTGCAGGTGTATGATTACACTGATAAGGAGCTAGGAGAGCTGAAGCGACAGGCAGCGCATGGGCTTGATTACTGCCCGGCGCGGTTCTTTATGTCTGATGCCATCAACTTCAGGCAGCAAGGCGTTAAGCAAAACCCGATCACTAAGCAGCTCGGCGACTTGGACTGGTATCTGTTCTTTGCTATATCTGAACGCCACTTGGACCTGTACGGCGCTTATCCCATCTATTGGGGCTTCGCTCAGGACTGCGACTACAGCGCACCGGACAACAGCCGTGATGGTTTCGTATATTGCGACAGCGGTTTTTTGCGCAGGGACTCAGATAGCACCTATGTGCTAAGCCGTTCAGGCAGCAGGGGGCACGGGCACGGCATACAGCGCTGCCCGATTTGCTCTAAGCGGCGCATCAACGGCGCAGGCTCCTTTGTTGAGGTAACCCCTCCGGGCCTAGAGAACGACAAAGCCGACCTTCGTGACCCGGTAGGTATTGTCAGTGTCGACCGCAACAGTTTGGACTACGTGCGCGAAAAGCGGCGGGCCTATGCGCTTGAGATATTCCAAGCAGTCACAGGCACAGGTGGTGAGATGAGCAAGGACCAAGCGGTGAACGAAAAGCAGGTTATTGCCTCCTTTGAAAGCAAAGCGCAGGTATTACGCAACCTGAAGCGGCAGTTTGAACTGGCGCAGCAGTGGGTGGATGAGACAATTTGCAGGCTTCGTTATGGTGCTGCTTTTGTCAGTGCGCACATCAACTACGGGACAGAGTTCTACCTGCACGAACCTGCTGAGCTGCTTGAGATGTACCAACAGGCGAAGACAGCGGGCGTTGATGACAAGGTGCTAGGTATGTTGCAGTCTGAATACTACGAAGTACGCTACAAGAATAACCCGAACGAGCTGCAACGGGTGCGCATAATGTCAGACCTTGACCCGTTCCGGCACCTTGACAAAACGCAGGTGCAGGCGATGTATCAAGCAGGGGAGATTGAATATGAGGACTACATGCTGAAAATGAACTTCAGCACCTTGATAGCTCGCTTTGAGCGCGAAAATACAAGCCTGTTGCAGTTCGGTGAGGAACTGGACTATCAGGTGAAAATACAGCGGATTGCTGATGTGCTACGGGGATATATTATACAACCTGCCGGTGATGCTCCGGCGCAAACCATAACTAATGAGTAAACGAGATGAACGTTTTAATAGGGTTGACGAGCTGCTATTGACAGGCATGGCAGACGAAGACATCATTGCCCACGTGTGCGATGAATACAGCGTCAAGCCTGCAACAGTAGAAAAGGACATTGAAGCACTCCGGGCGCAGGATGAGCCGTTGCCGTTCGGCGATGACGACACCTTGCTTGAGGACCTGCTGAGCAACAAGGTAGATGCGCACGAAGCGGACCTGAGCCAGATCAATTACGAAGTACCAAAGGGCGAAGAGAAATTCGTGCACGCCTTGATTGAGGTGCCTACCTACAACGATGGGCGGCCACCGAAGAAAGACAGCAAGCCGCGAGTGCAGAAGTTCGATGCAAAAAGCTGGACGACCTTTGCCACCTACCACGTAGCGCAAGGGTATGTAATCCATAAGGTGCTGCACCTGCCGAAAGGTATCAAGCCACTTGAAGAGATGAATATTTTTGGCGCTGAGCGCAAAGCATAACCAAAACCAAAACCAATGCCACTTACGAGAGACATCATCAAAGAGCAAACCGCACTACAGAGCCTGACAGATGAGCAATTGCAGGCCCTTGAAAAGCTATCAGCCAACTCAGAGCAGAGCGCTGTCAATGAAGCGATAGCAACGAAGACCCGCGAGATGTGGGACAGGCTGGATGCTGACATTAAGGAGGTTTTCGGCAAAGACAAGCCCCGTGAGGTAAAATCATGGGAACTGCTTAAGCAGACGCTTACTGAAGCAAAAGAGCAAGCCGGTAAAGCGTCAGAAATCGAAGGCAGCCTATCAAAACTTCAAGCAGAAAAGAAATTGCTTGAGGACCAGCTAAAGGACGGCGATAAGTCCGGGCTGCTCTCCGGTCGTATTGAAAAGCTAGAGCAGCAGATCAAAGACCGTGACCAGCAGCTCGAAGCCCTGAAAAACCAGGTGCAGGAAAAGGAAAATGAGTACAAAACACAGCTAGAGCAAGAGCGCGATAAGCTCGACCGGTTTGAGTTTGAAAAGCACATCGACAGTGCCTTGCAAGGCGTTCAGTTCAAAGCTGAGATACCTGAATCCATCCGCGAGACGTACATCCGAACAGCCAAAGAGAAAGTGCTGTCACAGTACAAGCGCGATTGGATGGAAAGAGACGGCCAGCGCATTCCTATCTTCCGTGACGAGCAAGGGAATATCGTCACCAATCCGAAGAACCTACAGGAACCGTTCAAGCCGCAGGAATTGTTTTTGAATGAAATCAAGGACGTCCTGAACGAGGGTAGCAAAGGCGGTGGCGGCACTAAGCCAACAGGCGCAAGCCAAGGCAAAAGTGTAGCCATCAGCGGCAACCCGCGCACCAAAAGCGAAGCCACACAGCTCATCCGGGAATCCCTGATGAAGCAAGGCATTGCAGCAGACAGTGATGAATATCACACAAAGATGCAACAGGCATACAGGGAGATGAACGTCTCGGAGTTGCCTTTGAAGTAAACAATTTTCAGTAATCTTTTTGGTGCGAACGAGCCAGCGCCAAGCCACAAAAACTTAAACCATGAGTTTAGTGAACACGCTGGCGTTAGAGTTCCGTGCACAAGCGCCAGAATTTGACAAGAACGAGTTTCGCGTAACCCGCGCAGGTGCATTTGACACCTTCAAGCGCCAAGGGGATGCGCCCTCAAGCTGGTTGACTGCAGACCTAATCGAAAAGGTACGGCGAAGCTTCGGTAATACCGTCAAGCTCCCAGCTATTCAGTACAAAGACGTGACCATCCGCAGCACACGCCCTTTGGTTATCCCTGCTGATGAGAACACCAGTGCGCTGTACACCCTGACCTTCACCACCTTGGCGTATGGTTTCAAGATGTACCCGCAGCAGCACTTCAACAACGATGTGACCTATCAGCAGGACTTCAACAAGAAGTTCGAGGCGATGATTGTCAAGATGATGTCAACGCTTGAAGGGCTGGCAGTCACTCAGTTAGAAGCGCAGAAAACGCAGGTGATCGGCGATGTGACCGGCGGGCATGTATTCTCCGGCAACGTAGTCAGCGAGACTGCACCGAGCCTCAAGGAGAGCTACATCCTTTCCGACCTTGACCCGATGATGATGTCCAACGACTACTACGGTATGACGATGGACGTGATCGGCAACCCAGGCTTTCACGCGATCCTGAAGCGCATGGATGGCTTTGGCGAGTTCAATCAGCAGGACCGCACGCTGCAATTCATGAACAAGAACATGCACTTCACCAACGGCATCAGCAATGCTGACGGTAAGCGTGCCACTGGATTTGCGGTAGCAGACGGGCAGCTCGGTATTGTTACCCGCGTTGAGCCGGATTCACTTGCAGGCACTACCCTTGCAGATGGGCATGAGTGGGGCACTGTGCTTGTGCCGGGCCTTGACCTGACATTCGGCAGCTACTACTACGAAAAAGCAGTAGATGCAAGCTCCCTGCACTCTGGCACTACAGGACTGACCCGGACTTATGAGCAGGCGTTCGACTTCGCTATTGACATCGCGTTCCTGACGCCCTACAACAGCGATGCAACGACCATCCCGACGCCGATCATCAAGTTCGACATCGCAACGAGCTAAATAATGTGAACCCGAAAGGGCGATCATAGGTGAGTGTTCCGCTAGGTGGGTAGCAAATGAGCTGCCGCCTAGCCTTTTCAACCTTCAAAAATTTCTATACCATGAAATTCCATACCATTATCATAGCGCTTGTCGCCTTCATTGCATTTGGTTGCACGGAGGAACCGCCAGCGCCAGTCAACAATCCTGAGCCTGTTGGTGCGCAGTTTGCGCCAGTTACCAACATCAATGCCACGCAGGATACCCTTGAGACATCAGGCAGCGTTGATACTGCTATTTTTTCTCTCGGTACTTTCGGCATTGCAATTGACTACGATGTGCAGCTTAGTACGTCTGTAGAATCAGGCACAGGCAATTACACCCTCTACGTACAAGCAGCGCTCAACCGCGCAGGCACCGAATATGCAACCTTGCACACGCTTACCAATACGACTGACACCAGCGTTGTCTATTCCGGCAACCTGAACGGTGGTAAGATGCGGGTGCTTGCTGTAGCGCCTTCAAGTACGCAAGTGACTACCATCCGGCCCAGCATTAGTACGGTTGCTCAAACCCCGTAATTGGTTTTTTCAATTTGGTTTCATCTCGTGCAGCCTCCTAGTGGGGCTGCATTTTCAAATACAGCGCTATGTATTCAGCAAGCGAACTCAAAACAGGGCTTATCGGGCTTATCGGCTGGCGGCAGAACCGCGATGCTGACGGGCTGCAACTGCAAAGCCTGACAAGCACCACTAGCGGCATGTACTACAACGATGTGCACCCGCTGTTGACGTTCGACAACCTGCTGAGTATTGGCCCAGACCTTGACCTGATTGGCGATACTGATCAGGAAAAAGCAGACGCTTTCACCGATTGGCTACAGGAGAAGACAGAAGCCGGCATTATCAATGCTGTAAATGATTGGCTTGACTTCAAGCTACCGACACGCTCAGCTAAGAACCTGTTAGAGCGCAGGCAGATATGGCAGACAGCAGCCGGTGACGTACATACAGACATCGACCGGGGGCAGCTTGTCGGCATTGAATTAGTACCAAAGCGCAGCCGCGACCTTCGCCTGACGGTGGAGCAAATTGGCATCCAATTGACTGAAAACCAAACGCTAACCATCTACCTGTACAGCTCCGATAAAAAGGCAGTTGTTGACAGCCAAGAGGTGACGTACACCGGGGCAGGCAGCGTGCAGTGGGTAACGGTGAATTGGACGGTAGAGGGCTACGGTGCGCACTACCTTGTCTATCATCAGAACGACCTTACCGGGCAGAGCATTAACAGCATGTACGACTATTTCGAGCGCTCAGCGGTATCTCAGCAAATCCCCGGTGCAAAAATGGTGCTTGTCTCTCCCTTTGAGGTTGATGCACCTAAGACTGAACTGTGGGACATCAGCCGTATGTCGTACAACTATGATACCAATTTCGGGCTAAATTTGCGCCTGAATGTGCAGTGCGACTATACCACTTTCCTGTTAGAACAAAAGGAGTTGTTCAAAACGCTGATTAGCTTGCACGTAGCGGCTGTATTGCTCGGTGAGATGGCATACAACCCGAACGCTCGCATTAACCGCAATCAGGCGATTGTAGACCGACAGCAGATTAATTTTGAGCTGCACGGCGATAGCTCAGGCCCGCGCCCGATGGGATTGCTGCATAAGATAGAAAAAGCCCGGCAAAGCGTTAGCCTTGATACCGGGCAGTTGGATAAGCATTGTTTGCCGTGTAGAAGGAGGGGGGTTAAGTATACGGCGGTTTAGTAAAAAGAGCTAATCAATATGAGGTCCTGTATATTCCTTAACTGAAAAGTGAACATTTCTTACAAAACTGCCATTTTTGGATCTTCTCCTAAGATCAACTGAAGTTAATTCGCATTTCCCGTCAATATAAAAAGCAACCGTTTCGGCAAAACAATAACTTAGCGCCATGCTAAAGGAAAAAGAACTGCCAATAATATTTTTATCTATCTCTGCGTGACCGTCTTTGTATAATTTTTTGACTCTAAAAGATACTAAAGTATTATTTACAAAGTCAAGTGATTCTACAATTTCTATTGGTTCCCCCCAAAAAATTATGCGTTTGTTTTTGTAAAATCTCGCATAATTAGCTTTAAGACGTTTTAGGTTTACATCTAATAACTCCATTGTAATTGTTTTTTTCGTTCACACCAAAACTAAGCATAAAACTTCAAAAACCAGTATATTGCACTAATGATTAAATCCCTCGACAATATCACCAAGTCTCTACAGCAGTGGCAGCGCGATGCAGCCAAGCGGGTTATTGTCGTTGCGAAGACCGAGCAGCCGACCATCGAGCGCCTGAACACCGATGAGCAAATGTTCAACAAAGGCGAACGGGCAGATGGGGCAGCTATTACCCCACCTTACACTGCATTCACTAAGGCAATCAAAAGCCAGACCGGGCAGCCTACTAATCGGGTAACGCTTCGGGACACCGGCGCTTTTCACCGCTCGGTAGGCGTGCAGTGGCAAGCAACAGAATTTAAGCTGGTAGCGAATGACCCGAAAACACCAGATCTGGTGCGCAAGTACAGCCCGCAAATATTAGGCTTATCTGATGACAGCCTGACGGTGCTGAACCGTTTTTTGCTCCCTAAGCTACAGAACGACTTTAGAAAATTCATCCTATCATGAGCAGGCCCGCGAACCATCCGGCGTATATCCCTCAGACGCCTAAGCTATTCGAGAACGTAGCTATTGAGCTGCGCACAAAGCTGTTAGCGCACTTTGACTGGCTGACGAACGCCTACCTGATAGCTGAGCGCAGGGTAAAGCGCGATGGTGACGGCAGAGAGCTACGCTTCCCGGCAGTACAGGTAAGCGGCAAAGAATACGTGAACCTGCTTCCTGATGCGCACCTGAAGAACCACAGCTACCTAGACACCGGGGGCACCGACACTATCGATTACCACCGCGCACGCTCGCAGGTGCAGACTGAAGTTGGATTGGTGTTCTTCTTCAATTACCGGGACTTGTACCCTACGGAGTGGCAGAGCAGCACTATTGAGCGGGTAAAATCTGATGTGCTTGACTTCTTTGCGCAGACGGCGTTTTCTACTGCTCAGATTAAGCCTATCCGCTTCCTTGATACTGCACCAGGTATATACCAGGATTATGATTATTGGGAGATTGACCATCAATTCCTAATGAAGCCGTTTGGTGCTTTGCGTGTTGACCTATCTATCAACTACTTTCAAAACTGCCCTTAATGCAAACGCTGAGAATAAACGGGCAGTCCGTTAAACTATATGACAGCATAGAGACGATGCCTATTACCGTCTTCCACCGATTCAATTTGTACGCTGCTATTGATGCAGGCATAGGGGGCACGATTGAAGATGTAGACCGCCGTTTATTGCGTGCAAGGCAGTTTATTAAGCATAATCAACAGGAAAATGCTCTTAGAGAGCTTGACAACATGCGCCAAAGCATGGCGTTTGTGATCGAGAACAGTAACCCGGAGATGCTATCTTTTGCAGCGCTTATTCATTCGATTAACGGCGAAGAGGTGCGCATAAGCGATGAGGCAAGCGCAAGGGAGGTCTTACAGCGGCTGAACAAAAAAGGGCTGACTGTAGGCGTTGTTCGTGCTGCAATTGAATCGGTAAAAAAAAAGTGGATGGGGAAATGGAGCTTTATTTCCCGGCACAAAAGGAATCCGGCAAAATTAAGCAGCAATACCTGAAGCTCAAACAGCGGGCGTTACTGATGCTTGAGCAGATTACAGGCAAAGACATAGAACAAAGCAAAATTGATACGCTTGACGGGCAGCTATTGTCCTCTACAGCACCGCAACAGTTTTGGGGGCCGAACGGCGTTGAAGCCAAAACGGTAGTAAGTTTTGAAGACGTTTGCATTGCGATGCAGCAGCACGTGACCAAAGACCCGAAGATCATGACGGTGCTTGAGTTTTTTAGGACCTTAGAGGCGGTTAAGAAGAAAGCGAAGGCGCAGGAGCGGAAAAAGTAAGCGCCCCACATTTGCAGGGCGCTTTGTTGTTGATAGTGTTATTCGGCAAGCTCGCAGAGGTTTGCTTGCACTGAACCATCTGAGCCTACCGGGCGAATCAAAATAAATCCTGTCGGGTTGGCACGCTTTGCCTCTTGGTAGGTGTCATACTCGACACCTGATTTGCCAAAGAAGCATTTGACCTTGAATAACCCCTGAACTACTGAAGTAGTAAATCGCTGTCCTTTTTTTGTAGGTTTCATTGCTCTGTTGTTAAGTCATGTAATTTGAAGAAGAATGTGTAAGCAGATACAGCCATCTTGCTTAATCCTCTACGGCCTGCAAGCTGATGGCTAATTACATCAAGCGAAAGGCTGCCACCTAGCGCGTTGAATGCGCTGATGAAATCGCTGTTAGATGCGAAGCGGCTTGATATTTCTGATTGGAGTTGCTCTTTTGTCATTACATTATATTTTTTTTGTGAATACATTAATCCACTTCCCTCCATATACTGAACACTCATAAGGATGTAGCTCTTCGTCTGTAATTCTAACCCGACCCATTGTTCCAATTAATTTGATTTTAATTTCGCTAGACATTTCGAATCGGTATTCGTTGTCATACTCTTCGACATAAGTCCCAGCAGGAAGAATCATTGTGTAAACGTAATCAGGATTATTATCAGGGCGTACTATATGAGTATAGTCACGAGTTATATTGTGTTTTTTTGCTTGTTCGTAAGTCATTGATTCCAGTTGTTCTTTGGAATCAAATTCATCATATACACAGGTCGTTACTCCAGACTGAAAAGACTTGATCTTACGTTCTGATTTGTGAACGCAAACTAAATCTGACTTTAATCGAAAAGAACGAGTTTTTTGTTCTGTCCAGTTCTCTTTGCGTCCTTTGTATGTTTTGCTATTTGTTACTTTGATCTCCATGATTGTTATTGTTTTGTTTTTTAATTATGCTGCAATCTACTGCTATTTTGTCTTTGTGTCAAGTAAAACCCTAATTATTTTTGACAGAAACGCAAATTTTAACATTTAACAGCATCATTCCGTGTATTTTCGTATCTTGCCACCACTCACCTATGCTTGCCCCTATCAATAGGCAACATGGCAAATCCGATTAAGGCTTCAGATATATATGTTGACGATGGTGCAATAACCCGCGCGATCGAAGAGTTAGGCCGTTTGGGGCAACAGATAGAGCAGGTGCAAAAGGTTGCTAAGAAGTACGCCGACAGCATCAAGACTGCTAATGTTGCGCAGGAGGATGGGCGCAAGCAGATTACAGAAGCCACCAAAGCAGCCGACCGGCTTGCTAAGGAAAAAGAGAAGCTTACCAGAGAATACCGCGAACAGGAGAAAGAACTCATCAAGCTGCGTGAAGAGCGCAAGAAAAACACCCGGCAGGCAACACTAGAAATCAAGGCAGCCAATGCGGCAAAGGGCAGCTACAACGCTCTATCTGCGCAATACAGCCTGAACAAGCAGCGCCTTAATGAGATGACACAGGCGCAGCGCAAGGCGGCAGAAGCGAGTGAGGGGCTTGTTACCAAGACGAAAGAAATCTATAAAGAGATGAAGCGCCTGCAAGAGGAGACAGGTAAAACATCTTTAAATGTAGGTAATTATAAAGAAGCAATCGTAGATGCCATTTCAGGCACTAAGGCTTTTGGGGCTGCAATGGACGTCGTAAGCAAAACCCCCCTACTTGCAGCATTGACGCTTATTATTGGAGCTGTAAGCACTTTATTTGAAGCATTCAGGCAAAGCGAAAACGGTGCTAAGCTATTGCGTAGGGCAAGTTTTGTTTTGCAGGGCGTGTTTGGGTTATTAGTCCAAAAAGTTGACAGCCTTGCGGGCTTCCTTGAAGATTTATTTACTGACCCAATACAAACAATGAAGGATTTTGGGTCTGCATTAGTAACGGAAATAGGCGAACGGCTAGAAGCTGTTTCAAGAGGCTTTGCGGGGTTGGGTAAATTCATACGAGGTATATTCACAAGGGACCTTCAACTAATTAATGAAGGTGCAAGGGAGGCAGCAGACGGTATTGGTGAATTATTTACAGGCCTTAATGCTCAAGAGCGAAAGGAATTAGCAGACGCTGTAGAAGAAACAGCCGCACAATTTGATAAGTTAGCACAAGCTATACAATCAGCCCGCGACAACAATAGAGAGCTGACAAAATCACTGCAATCAGTAATTACCAATGAAGAAAAGCTGCGCTTCATCGTAGACGATCAAACGCTATCCTTTGAAGCGAGAAAAGAAGCAAGTGATGAACTGTTCAGGGCGACTGAGCAGCGAGCAGCAATAGAGCAGCAAATTGCACGTAATAACCTTAATGTAATCAATCAGGAAATTGCATTAAGAAAGGCACAAAAGCGGGAAATTGAAGACCTTAAAGACAGACAGGTAGATGCTTTTGTCGCTGCCGCTGAGGCTGACCGCAACTACACAATGACGGTGCAAGAAAACGCGAAGGCGCGAAGAGAACTTATTTCTGATGAGCGGGAAATCAATCTGGATATACTCATTGATTTGTTTGACAACCAAAAAACGATCAATGAACGAATTATATCAAACGACAAAACCACACTAACAGAGAAAGCGCGACTGCTCAAAGAAACAGTGAGGCTATCAGAGTTGTCATTCAGAGAACAAGTTAAAAATTTGCAAGCTCAGGCAGCAGTGCAAATTGATATAGACAGGCTTGTTGCAGAAGCAGACGCTACAAGGATTGTGCAAGAGATTCAGGCTATTGACTTGTCGGAAAAAAACAAGACACGCCTTATTGAGATAATCAAAGAGCGCAGGCTGGCAGTTCAAGACTTGAAAGAAGCAGAACAGGACCTAGCGGCAGCGGTCAATGAGTCGGCAGAGGCAGCACGAGGCGAGATAAAGCCGATGAAAATCGGCGACATCGTAGATGAAGAAGACCTGCAATTTGACTTCACAGCGGTAAGCGAAGGCGGGCTGTTCTCAGCGCTTAGCTTTGGCGATAAGGAACAGGAAGAATTGAACAAAGGCGTTAATTTCGCAAAAGGCAAACTGAATGAGCTTACTCAGGCGAGGATACAAGCGGCTGATGCGGCAGTGCAAGCTGCAAGCCGCGAAACTGATGCAGCGAAAAGGGCATTACAGGCAGAAATTGAAGCAGCCGAACAAGGACGGGCGGCGAATATCCAGGCAAGACAGGATGAATTAGCAGCAGCAGAGCAGCAGCAGCAGGAAGCACTTAAGCAGCGCGAACGGGCGCAAAAGGCACAGCTTGCTATTGATACCGTAACGCAGGCAAGCAGCCTGATAACAGCAGCGTCGAAGATACTCAAAGACGTTCCTTTCCCGCTCAATATCGCAGCAGTGGGCACTATGTTCGGCTCGTTTGCGCTGGCTAAAATCAAAGCCTTTCAAGCCGCTAAAATCTTCCGGGATGGCGGTTTGGAGTTCTTGGACTACGGCGGTAGCCACGAAAGCGGTAACGACATCTTTATTGGTACAGACGGGCACGGCTCACAGATGCGGGCAGAACGCGGGGAGGCAATGGCGGTTATCAACCGCAAAGCGACAAGCCGGTACAGGTCAGTGCTGCCCGCTATTATTGACAGCCTAAACAATCAGCAGTTTGAGCGGCAGTTCTCTTACATGGGGCAAGCAGCACAGCAAATACCTATCCTGTCCCCTAGCATCAATTTCGACACCAAGCGCATGGAGGGGCACCTGTCAGCAATCCGGCAGAACGGCTCAGAGCAATACTATACCGATTCAAAGGGCAGGATGATACGCAAACGGGGCAATAAAAGGACAATCTACGTATGAGCTGCAAACCGCAATACCGATTCGTTGCAGAAATCAATGGCGAAACATTGAACCTTAACCCTGTGTATGATGATGACCTGACAAAAATCATCGAGCGGGCACAGGACGGCAACCACTTCACCGAGAGCTTGTCCGGCAACCTGACGTTTGTACGCTCGGAGTACGACCTTATTGCAGGGCTTGATATAGAGGAAAAGGTGCCGCTTACAATATTCGTCATCTATCCGGGGCAGACAACGCAAAGTGTGTTCTTCCGGGGCAGTTTTGCGAAAACAGACTGCTCATTCGATGCAGACAACAGGCTTGTGAGCGTCAGCCTGTCAAGCGAGGCACCTACAAAAAAGGTGCTTGATGGCATTAACAGGGAGTATAACCTAGTTGATATTGCGCCTGTCACATCAGCAGTGCGCTATACTGTTCAGCCTATCTTGCAAGTGTATATTGCGGGTAGTTCTTTCATTAACAACTACGTCAACGGCACTAACTCTGAAGTGCCTGTATTGCGACAGGTGGGCAGCGGTTCGCCTTATACAGAGACAGAGCTTACTGATACTTACAAATTCAGCATTACCAATATTGGTAGCCTTGTTATTGTGCCGTACTTCGACACAATGCCTGTTGACGTTTCAGGCACCTACGAAAGTGACCCGGTACTAGCAGGGCTGTTTATCCGACAGGATGGCGCATACCGCCTACAGCGCATTAGTAATAGATGGCGCATTAGGGATGAAAGCACAGGGATAGACATCTATCAGTCTGACGTGCTGCCGCTTGGCGAGGGCATATTCCCAGGTCAGGGCTTTGAGGGCAATGACTTAGAGAAAGGCAAGCCGCTTCGCCCGGTAGGTATTGGCGGGCCTGACATCTTCCCTTTTCGTGTGAAGATATACAGCCGCTTGATTAGCCCGGTAGAGGTACTGAACGGCGTTACCGGCGAGCTACTGCCGGAGGAAGACATCGCCCCTAGCAGCCCGGTGTATCAATACGTGATACCGGAGGCAGATATTCCTTACATCGTACTATCGAGCGATGCAAGCACATCGCCTACGCGGTGGGGTAAATACGCTGAGGACGCGGTGGGACTTTCAGGTCAATACTTCACACTGCCAAGCGTTAGCGCACCATCAGGCAGCATTGAAAAGCCTTTCCCGATCAGCCCTACACAGTGGCAGTATTTCTCGATATGGTTCTACTATCCTAGCGACTTGGCTGGCAGCTACGGCAACGGGCAGGTAATCGGTATCAACGATGCTTATCAGTTGCACGATGCTATCAATGCGCTGTTAGCTCAGTTCGCGCCTGATGTGACGTTCGATAATGAGCCGGAATACTCAGACTTTTTCTACGGCACTACCAACCCGGTGCGCGGGGCTAAGAAATACCCTGTTATTGCGCCTAAGTCTAACGTAATTGTTGGCGAATACGACCGGGCAGCAACACGGGCAGAAATCCGGATGGCTGATGTATTTGAGATGCTGCTGAACCTGTACAATTGCGACTGGTACGTAGACAGCAACAACCGGCTGCGCATTGAGCACATCAGTTTTTTCGAGAACGGCGGCAGCTATGCAAGCGCTGAGGTAGGCGCAGACCTCACAACGATAGTAGAGCCGCAATCGGGCAAAGCGTGGATGTACAGGACAAACAGGTGGGAATACCTGAAAGAACAGATCCCGTCACGCCTTGAGTTCTCTTACATGGACAAATCAAGCCGGGCGTTTGAGGGGCACCCTATTGAAGTACGCAGCAAGTACGCACAAAGTGATAACGTAGAGCAGCGGGCAGTAAGCAAGTTCACAACTGATGTGGACTATATCAATAGCAACCCGAATGAGATCAACCCGGACGGCTTTGTGCTGTTTGACTGTGAGCTTGACCCGGCAGGGTTCAGAGCGCCTTTTGTGGATATTGAAACCCTTAGCGGGGAGCAGTTCAGATTGCAAAACGGGTATGTATCTTTCCCATATGCGCACGAAAACTATTTCTTGTCAGGGATGCCTGCTGCGCTATTGACTGTCAACCTTGCAGATACTCCAGCGTCAAGCGTTCGCAAGACAAAGCGGCAGGAACTCGACTATGCAAGCAGCGGAGAAGTTGACCCGGTAAAGCTAGTACGCACGAGCTTAGGCGATGGGATGCCGACAAAAATAGAGGTGCGGTTTTCGACCTTGAACATCAAAATTACATTGCTGCATGACACCGAATAGCAACATACTGCCTTTGCCCTTCTATGATAGCCTGAGCAAGCAACAGGCGGCAAAATGGTACGCTTACGGGCAGGCATATGAATACCCTGTCCCTGCGGGCTTCATCCTGCCTTTTCAGATTATGCGCAGCAGGACAGGGGCAGGAATTACCAGCGCCTCTATTGTCAGGGTTTATGACGGCAACAGCACAGATATACTCGCGCAGTTGCAAAATACAGGGCTTGAGGTGGCGCAACCTACCGGTGAAGACTTCGACCTGATTATCTATCCCGGCACTATAGAGATAACGTACAGCGAGTACGGGTATCACTACTTAGTGCTATCGGATGGCACAAATACCTGGTACTCGGATTACTTTTGCAGCGTTGCAAATACTGATGACCTTATCCGAATATCTTACTGGCATTTGGAAGAAGAGTTTTGCGTGCCCGGTGGCTTTGTGCGCTATCAGGCACCCTACAAATCAACGCTATACCTTTGCACGGACATCGGCAAGCCGAGCTATGAGTATGACGAAGAGGTGGCGCAGCGGGACGGCAGGAGCCTAAAGCTTAAGCAGACAAGCTTTAAGCGGTATCGGTTCAATGTTATCCTGCCTGAGTTTCTTACCGATGCAATGCGCCTTATCAGCCTGCATGATGAGGTAGAGATATACAACTATCGGGACGGGCGCACGTACAGCGTTGACGAGTTCGATATGAACGACCCGGCATGGGAACAGTTCGGCGACTTGGCAGATGTGACTTTTGAGTTCACAACAGATACGGTAGTTATCAACTCCGGGCGTCCTGTAGGTACTACTGCCTATGAGGTTGAACCCGGTAATTGCATAGTAACTACTTACAACGCAGTAGCGCAGTTGACGCTTAATGATAAGAACTACAGTAATGCAGCCTATTTGGATAGTTCAGGAATTATTCGCAACTTGCAGGAAGATGATTACATCGTAGTGCTTAATGCGTCCTTAGAGCTGATCTTGCAGCAATACAACGGCAGCACCTACGATACGGTCACGCTCACCGATGGCGATATAGTGTATAATGCAGCAGATGACGAGTACCTTATTGCTGATAGCGGGGAACTACTACTCCCGCGGATACTCACCTATGATGATGGCACTGATACGATAACAGCACGGGCACTGCCGAATGTGCAGACTAAGCTGTATGCTGTTACTGATTCCGGCGACACATTGCTAGGCACCCACACGCAGGCAGAACTGGCAGCAGGCGTAGTGTATGAGCTACCTGCCGGGACTGATTACCTGTACATTGAAGCACAGAGCGCCAATTGCGGGGCTTTTGCGAAGTCAAGCCTGTTCAGGGTTGGTGGCACACCTGCCGAGGAAGGCGTAGGGTTCTGGATTATCGAAACGGACTTTGTAGTCCAATAAACAAGCAAAATGGCTCAGGAAAGCAGAGCGACAATAAAGGGGTACTTCAATACCGGCGATACGCCGACAGAAACGCAGTTCCATAACTGGATGGATAGCGTCGTATGGTACGATGAGGGCGGCGCTTCGCAGCCTTCGCGCACTAACTTCAGCTTTACGGCCGGCATCCCTGCCCCTGGTGATATTGACCCGGTAGGCGTTGTCAGTTATTGGGGAGATGCGCCGACCATTACTAACCCTTCACAGGGGCTTTTCCTTTGCGCTTTCGCCGATGGCAGCTTCCCGGAGGCTTTCCGCTTGACTTGTAGTAGCACTAGCTTTTCAGGAGGCTCACTAACGCTAAGGTTTACGCTCGCAAGCACGGAAATTAGCTGCATTGTGCAGGTAAAACGTGCTGATGCTACTAATCAAATTGTACATAACCCAAACGATCAGGGGGTACAAATCAATGAAAGCGTAGCAGAGGGGCAGACAAACCTTGTGTTCAACAACCTGACTAACATCAACAAAGTAGACATTCTAATCAAATTCGTGTCATGGCAGTAAGGCTATCTACCATATTGTTGTTTATCCTGCCTGTCATCGCTCAGGCGCAGCTCAAATCCGAGTTCATCGGTATTTGCACCTTTGATGACTTTACTAATACTACCGGCGACAACTACCGGGGCGATATTCTCAACTTCATAGACCGCTACAATCTTGGTGTTACAACTAAGAATATCCAAGTCGGTGATGAGATTATTGACGGCAGCGGTGATGTTTTCGAAGTGCTGACGGTTCATAGCACGGCAAGCAATTTTGAGGCTGATGTAACTGTTCAGGCGCGGGTTAGCGCATCAGGTGCGCCGACTGGCAGCGGGCAAGTGTACCGGCCGACTACAAACGGCATAGTACCACCGGGCAGCGTTGACAACTTAGGACTGAGCAACGTCACAAAAGGGCTTATTGATATGCACAATGCGCTAAGGCTTGACAGTTTGCTAGGCACAGTGGCGAACGGTGACAGTATTATCGCTGTTGACTTTGCGAATGACAGCCTAAGTATCACAATGGAGAGTGATACTGTGTACACTGCTATTATCCCTGTTGATAGTCTGCATCAGCTACAGGCAGACAGTATAGCGGCGCTGTACGACAGCTTAGGCGTCAAGGTCGACACCATTATTGCAGGCAATAACATCAATATTACATACGCAAACGGGCAGTACACTATATCTGCACCTGACCCGAATGTGGGCACTGATGACCAAACAGCAGGAGAGGTGTGGTACAATGACAGCTACCTGCCACTCAATGTGAACGATGTACAGCAAGCAATTGACAGCCTAAAACGCGATCTAAACGCGGTTAGCGAAGGTGCAGCGGATGGCGTTGCTACAGCAGGCACGCTAGATGTGGGCAATGAAGAAATAGACGTGACGGTAGCAGCACCGGGCAGCGCATTCAGTATTGACTTGTCAGCAATTGAAACACTAGGCAGCTTCTCAGGATGGGACACTGATGTAAGCGATGATTTTGATGGCGCATGGAGCAGCCTGACAGGCGTCCCGGCAGGTTTTGCAGACAACGTTGATGATGTTGACGACGCGGACGCGGATGCTACGAATGAAGGCAGCCTGACAGTTGCAGCCGGTACGGGCAGCACAGCAGTGATTAACAGTAATACATCAGGCAGCACAGGCGTGACAATTGAAGCTCAGGCAGGGATTGGCATTACCGAGAATACCGGGACAGGCACTATTTTCATTGAAAATACAGGCGATCTAAGCACTACAAACGAGATTGACATTATCGGTTTTACCGGCGATGTCGGTAGTGCTCAGCAGATTGGTGACGGCGAGTTCTTAGACCTTGAAGGCGGGTTTGGTGTTGTGACGACAATGAGCACTGACAAGGCTAATTTCAAGGTGGACACAACGCAGGTGGCGACAGTGTGGGCATTAGGCGATAGCCTTTCTAATATTTCAGGTGGCACAGGCTGGCTAAAGGATAGCCTTGCGGTGGGCGATGTTAGAATAATCCAAGGCGGAACGTTTGAGATTGAAGAGCCTAATGCTATCGATAGTATTTATTTTCACAACCCAGATGGGGGGGCTTTTGTCCTTAGCAGCGACCAGCCTGAATTGCACGGTGCTAGTGTTTTAATGTCTACGAACAACTTCAAATTGGATGGCGGGCGGTACACTAGCGCACCGGGCAGTGATAAATATTTCTTGGTCGTTGGTTCAGATGGAATTATGGACACTTTACATAATGCAACAACAGGCGGCGGCTCAGCCTTTTGGGAGGACAACTCCGGCACAGTGCGCACGGTTAGCGCTTCATCAGGGCTTGACTTTGTGTTTGGTTCTTCGCAGTTAGATGACAGTGGCAACGCTGCTGAGGATGACCGCTTTCTATTCGATAATTCAAAGGGGTATTTTGCAGCGGGGCGCTTCCAAAGCACGCAGGTGGATAATGCGAATAGAGGCATAGGGGCTGCTGCATTTGGATTAAACAACCAAGCAAGCGGCAATGCCTCGGTAGCAGCTGGAGGGCAAAACAACGCAGCAACAGGCACAGGTTCTTATGTGCATGGTGAAAACGGTTTAGCCTCTATCCGTAACCAATACGCGCACGCTGGCGGCGGCGGGGCTGCTAACTCAGGAGAAACACAATATACGAGACTGATTGCTTGGGGGGAAAAAACAGGGACGGGCGGGCTTACGCTCTATCTAGATGGGTCTAGTTCGGTTATTTCTATCCCTAATAACACCCTATACGTCGGGCGTATTGAGGTGGGCTGTATTGCTACAGTTGCTGATGGTGCTGTCGAATTGGGCGATCACAAGTACATGCGGGCAGGGTTTACGGCTAAAAATATCGGCGGCACAGTATCCACACAGATTATTGATGATACCGACGCACTGCTAGATGACACTGATTTTGATAGCGTAAGTATTTCGCTATTCCCTGACAATACAAACGATGCGATGACTTTGACTGTGGCTAATATCCCCGGCGGAGCATCAAGCGAAACGACTTGTACGGCAACCCTAATGATAACACAAACGAGCTACTAATGAGAATCGGACTAGGCATAGGGTTGAACAGGTATAGAAAAGTAGGCGGTCCTGTTATTGCGGAGGGAGACCCTTTTGAGGGCATCACCCCTGTTGGCCAATATGATTCAGTTGAATCAGCGCAGACAGACGGTGCAAACTCTGGCGACTACTTTACAACGACATCAGACAACGTTTACGGGCTGCCTGAGTCTATATTGATGCGTGTGCCTACATTTACGTCTTACAGTTCTGCTACAGCAGGCTACAACGAAGTAGGCGGGAACGTAGTCTTTGAATTATCACAAAATAACGCTCAGGGCTATCCGTTTGGGACAAGCATGATTACTTACCCTGCAGTTGCTTATAATAGTGATTCGGCAGCAGCAATAGGCGGTGTTCAAGTGAACGATTTATACGCCTTGAATGATTTTAATTCAGGCAAGCTAATAAAACAACGCACAGTATGAAGCGTGTAATTACTATACTATTAGCATTAATTCCTTTTATTGCTTTTTCTCAGCAGGAGGGCAGTAATGATGGATTGATTAATAAAGGCAGTGGCATCCTGTATTTTGAAGGGCGGCCGAGCTTTGACCCGACACCATTTGCTGATGCTTCAGAGTTCGCAATTGACCTGAACACAAAGAAAGTATATATTTACTCCGGTTCAGGCTCAGTGTGGAACAGGTATAACGCGATTGATACTATCTCAGTAATCGGTGACACTACGGGTATAGCAACGCAAGCTGGGAAGATCATTTATGTTAATGCGACGAATGAACACTGGAAGGTAAACGGCAGTGGTAATTTTGAGAAGTTGTCGCCTGTTGTCTTTGGGGATAAGGAATTGACTGCTGTGGGGAAGATACGGCAGGGCAATGACGGGGATTTGTACGCTTATGATAGTTCTGTTTCGGGGGAACGGAAGGTGCAGTATCAAAATGAAATACTTGTACCTGACACTGATTTGTTGGTAGCTATTGACAGCGCAACGGCAAATGGCTTGCCTATTCGAATTAGAAAAAATGTAGACTTTTCAGGGCAGAATGTTGATTTTAGCAATACAGAAATCAGGTTTAGTCAGGGAGCAACTATAACAGCAGACACGGTAACAGCAACAGGTGCAAAAGTTATAGCAGGGATTTATCAAATATGGGGTGTTGGCACTATTATACAAGGCAATTGGGATGTTTATAAGGCTTATGTGGAATGGAGCCTAACGCCCAGCGAAGATAGTGTAGCAACATTCAGAGGCTTAACAAATGCGGCTGAAATGGGGCTAGTGGAGCTACAAAAAGATACATATAACTTATGGTTCACTGCGGAAACAACAGCGGCAGGATATAGACTCCCAAGTAACAAACAGCTTAAGATCATAGGGGTAGACCGAGACAGCTCAGTAGTAAGATTAACAAGAAGCCTAACAAACAACTCAGGAGGATATTTTTCCGTCACAGAAGAAAACACAAACGCAAACAATATACATTTTGAAAATCTTACTTTTAAAACAAAAAACTACGAAAACGGAATAGTCTCCGACAATACAGATTATCACATATATAGTGCCAATACCGCAAATAATAATACGGCAGTAGCACCAAAAACATCGAGCATTGTTATAAGAAATTGTAATCTTTACGGAAATGTAGGTATTAGATATGTAACGAATATAATCAGATACGACACGTTACTTAGTGAGTATATCCCCGCTTCTACGATTGAAAAAGTAGAGGTGGAAAACATTTACCACGATCAAGCTGCCGTGTTACTTGAATTAAGGGGTGTTCAAGCAAAAAGCCTTGAGTTTAAGAACAATCAAGTTAGAAACATTAGGAATTCCTATGTAAGTCTAGCTTACCCTGATCCTGACAGCATCCGTCAAGCACTCAGGAATCAAATGTCAGTTTACGAGTTTTCAAATAACCGCTTTGAGAATGACAGTAGCATAACTACAACGGCGCAATATCTTGCCCCTATGATTATTACGGGTGCAAATATTGACTTTGCAAGGGGCGGGGTTAGGCTTGTTGCGGAGAATAATTTTGTAAAAAACTTGATTAGTAACGGCACGGAAACAGCAACCTATTTTATTTATTCAGGAGTAACTGAGTATGTATGTCAAAACAACACGATAGAAAACGTTTGGGGATTACAGAATACCACAAATAGCAGTTTAGTGAAAGTAAAAGGAGGGCAGAGAGTAACTTATTTAAACAATGTTTTTTCCCTTGCTGATACGGTATTGATTAATGCAGGATTAATAAGCGACGATGGGAGAGACAGTGTTTTAAACAAGTCGGCCTTTAAATTTACCATGTTTGATGTATCAAACGACCCTGTTAAATTCAAGAGGCTGCGAATGATCGGCAACACATTTAAGATGCCAGTTTTGAATAATGCCAGTAGCTTTTCCCAGTTTTCAGATTTCTTTATAAAAGATAACGACTTTACCATTTCAAGGTTTGAAAGCAGCCCTGGCAATGATGCAGGTTTCTTTTCAGTTACAGCAGTGGAGGGTAACACTTGTCCAGATTGCAACCTAATATCACAAGGAAATACAATATCTGTAAAATCCAATGACGTAGACTCAATACATTGGTTTATCACTACTCCTAACGACTATGCCGACAGCTCAAACTATCAAAAAGTGTTATTTGCAGACAAGTTCTATATTGATTCTGCAAATGTTATTCTACCTACAACATGGGGCAGATATTACGAAGTAGACTGCCAAAATAACGGAACTGCTAGTTCTCTATTGAATTTTAATTCAACACAATTGGCAGTTGGTGACGGGTTTAATCCTCTATATACATCCAGTATAAGAGTGAGAAATAAAGAATACATTGGCCAACAGGAGGAAGTAGGGGAACAGGCAATAACACATATTGCACCTTTTCAGGAAACGCATTATACTAGCTCAATAAACAGTAGCGACACAATAAATATTTACAATTCAGATGTAGGAATAATGGGGATAAGGCGAGGTGTTAGTGTATATGCACCAGTTCTAGTTGAGATGCAAATAGAGGGAATTGATAGCTCTGGCGTTCAATTCAAAGAAAAATACCGATGGGTATACAGAAATCAAGCGGCAATGATAGCCAATTTCAACAATAGTGGCGCTAATACAATTAACCCTACAGATAACGTAGTTGAAAGTGACACTATAACCGGGATTTATGGAGGGTATGACTTTTCTTTGGTTGTAGATAAAAGTAGCAGTAATAGGCACGGCGTTAGGTTAATAGGTTGCGAAAATATATACTCTTTTGGTATTGTTTTTTCGGTAAAACCAATACCAGAAAGGGGGATGAATACCGACAGTGATTATTTTTCCTTAGTTGGGCAACCGAATAAATTAAGGATTATTGGCAATAGCTTTCCTGCTTTTGACACAGTACAACAGTCTTCTGTTATTTTAAGAGACACCACTGCCGCCACCTCTGCATTTAATATCCGCATAGGAGAAGAAAACCACGTCAATACCAGCGCAGGCAGCGTAACAGCACAAGTGCCCGCAGGCGCACAGATAGGCGATGTGTTTTCTGTCTATGCAGGAGAGAGCGCAGGGACAAACTCAGCCACGATTGATTTTGTCACCAACGGGTACACTGTATTAGGAGCAAGTGTAAGCAGGATTTTAAATACCAATTTCCGGTATGAAACCTACAGGTACGTGGGTGACGGGAACTGGATTATCATATCAAAAGGGCCTTAATTATGAGCTTAGGATTAGGTTTAGGTTTGCATAAAAAAAACAGCGTATTAGGAGGATTAATTACATCTTCTGTGGATTTCCGCATCCTTGTTAATACTGCTAATGCAGGCGTGAGTAACAGCGACCAATTCCAATTTACAGGTGCGCTTGGCGACTATGATGTTGAGGTGTGGGATAGTACAGGCAGTACCTTGCAAGAAACCATTACAGGGCTTAGTGATGCAGCTACGATCACGATTGCAGCGGGGGTAGGTATCTATGAGTTAAGGGTTTTCCCGGCGGCTACGAATGGCTTTAACAGGATTCAGTTTGATAATGGTGGAGACAAATCTAAGCTTATTGAAATTAGAAATTGGGGGGATATTGTCTGGAGCACTATGGCAAGAGCTTTTTATGGATGTAACAATTTGACTAAGGTAATTAGTCAATCTAACGCAAAAACATCTAATGTTACAGATTTTCAAAGAATATTCCAAGCTACAGGGATTGTTTATACTCTTGATTTTTCTTTATTTGACACGTCAAGCTCAAATGTTTTTTTAGCTTCTTTTTTTAGCTCTCAAGGTATACCGAGCATTATATTTGATAATGATTTTTCAAATGTAACAAGAATAGATAATGCACTTGGGTTGCTACCTAGCTTAATTGATGCGCCTGGAATTGAAAACTTAAATATTTCCAGCGTCACAAACTTTAGTAACTTTTTAACAGGGACTAGTCTGCCAACTTCCAGATACGATGCCCTACTAATCAACTACGAAGCCCAAGCCCCAAACACAGGGCTAAACTTCAGTGGAGGCAATAGCAAGTACACGGCAGGAGGCGCAGCAGAAGCGGCGCGGACGAGCCTAGAAAATACATATAATTGGACAATCACAGACGGGGGGCCTGCATAATAAAATAATAATAATAATAAGATGCTAACACAAAATGATAAAAGACAGAGAGGTAGTTTTAATAGAGGTATAGAGAACCATCAAGCTACAGTAAACAGCTTTGGTTGGAACTCTCATAAATATCTGGCTAACGGAGACTCTGATAATATTTCTAAATTCTGTGCTTTACAGATTGTAGGAGATATAGTATTTTGCTTTATTTTCAAACTAGCCGAACAAGGCTATTAAACATAACCAATGGCATACAAAAACAGCGAAAGCAGCACCTTAGCCACTCAGCTTGCGAGCATGGGCATTCATACGCACGAGGTAATCACTGACGACTCGTTTGACGATAAGCGCTTTATCGGCTTCCGAGTGCGCACTGATGCAACAGTGACTTTCAAAGACTACAATCGAGAAGGTTTTTTCGGGCAAAAAACTAATGAAGATTACCCGGCAGGCTATGAGGTTGTAGGTGACATCAGAGAACTGTCTGTCAGTGCAGGCAAAATTGACGCTTACTACCAAGCAGGCGAACGCACAGCAAGCGACAGTTAATGAAGACGTACCACATCAAAAAGGGGCGCACGGCTTTTCGCCCGATGGCTTCGCTGTTCCCTGCGCTTGTCTACTCAGGGTTTAGCTTCACCGCTATGTTTGACAGCTCGTGTTGGTTCTCGGCTGATGACGTAGGCGGTGACAAGGACAGGGCTGATTGGCTGAAGCTGACAGGCATCACAGCAGCGTTCAGCCTGAACAATCAACGCTCAGCGCTAATTGCTTGGCGTCCTACTGATGTGCCTGATACGTTCGCCATTACCGCCTACACGAACAACAAGCGGGGCGGCTGGCAGATCGGCGGGCCGGGCTTCAAAATAGCGACAGTAAAAGCAGGAGAGCAGTTTTCAGGGCGCGTGCTGTTTTGGCATGACCCCATAACGCTACGCCCTACGGTAGATTACTATATTCACACCCCTAGTGGGACATTCACCGCGACACACGACTTCGACAAACCTTGGCACTGCCTCTACCGGGAGATTGGCCCGTGGTGGGGCGGTGCTAACAACGAGCCGGGCGACTATGGCGGCGCTGCACCGAAGGACGCAACGCTGCAACTAGGCTTCCGGTGGGAAAAATGATTACCTAACTACCCCCTCCTGAAAAAATGAACAGGATGAACGATTTTTTTGACGCGCTTGAAGGGCTTGGTTTTCGGCTTGCGGATTTTGTCGCAGGCATGGCAGGAGGAATAGTGCATATGTTGATAGACAACTCAGAGAAAAGCATACTGCACCGCGCGCTGAACGTGCTTGCAGGAGCTGTGACGGCGGCTTACATCACGCCGCTTGTTGCGTACTACCTAAGCATTGATGAAGCTTTTGAACGTGCACTAGCGTTCCTAATCGGCAGCATCGGGCTAAGGTTGATGGATAAGGTGTTGGAGTTCATCGAAAAGAACGACATACCGACAATAATTAGACTCTTAATCTTCAAAAAACGAAAATAATGCAGACTTACATCGCAACAATCGCAGTGCCTGCAACTTGGTTCGGAGGTGACAAGATTGTACAGTTTGAGTTCGACTACCCTGCCACAAAAGAGGTGACGCATGAGGTCATTCAGCAGGCAGCACGAAAAGAAAAGCGCTGGAAGAAATTCAGCGCGATTGCAGCAATACCTAAAAACTAACAAATGAAGAATCTACTGATACTGCTACTAACAGCAGTTACTTTTACGCTCTTCGCACAGCCTGTGCCTGATGAGTATTCAAATGAGTACAAGCGTATTGAGCGCTTCATTCAGGAGAATCAAGGGCCGGGAAAGGTCTTCCTTGACCCGATCGAGCAGATACCGATGATACCAAGCCTTGCCACCGCTGACGCGAACGGCAATTGGGCGTACGATTACTACCGCGTGGCTCAGAACGAGGCGTGGATTAAGGAGCGTATCAAGCGCAAGGTGGCGGTGTTCGTCTTCGATACTGAAGGCGAAGCAGGGCATAAGAGCCTTGAGGATTTCGCGTGGCCTGAGAAAGATAAAATATTTACAGGAGAGCCTGCAAGCGCAAAGCATGGGCATGGCATACACGTAGGCACCTGCATTGCAGGCAAGCATGAGTTTAACTACAAGCTTGGGCCTGCATCTATCTTAGGCGATAACCTGAAGCTGATCTTCTACAAAGTCTTGCGAAAGGAGGGCTATGGCTATACAAGCCAAATCGTTACAGGCATCGAGACAGGCACAGCAGAAGCAAAAAAGCTGATTGATGATGGTTGGTTTGTCATCTTTAATTTTTCGCTAGGCAGCCAAAGCGTTAATGAGCAATTCAACAGCGCTATTGAGAAAGCTGAAGATGCTGGCGTGCTTGTTCTTGCAGCTGCTGGTAACAACGGGCAGAACTTCATCGGCACTCCGGCAAACGGGACAAGTGCGCACGCTATCGGAGCAATTGACAACTCAGGCACTATTGCAGGCTTTAGCAACTACGGGCCACAGCTCTATATGTCAGGGGCAGGCGTCCGGGTGTACGGCGCATGGCTTAACGGTGGTTACGCTGAACTGTCAGGCACTTCGATGGCAACGCCTACACAGGCAGCAATAGCTGCTATTCTAGGGGCTACATCGAACGCTACAGCTAAGCAGGTGAGCAACTGCCTGCGTGCTAATGCGGTGGGCTTAGGCCCGCAAGGATGGGATGAAAAGTATGGATATGGCGTTAATATCCTGACAGCGCTTAAGGACGTCAACCCGGAAAGCTACAGCGATGAACATAACGGCAACCCCGATACGCCGAATGATGACGAACCAGATGAACCGGACGAACCAGATCAGCCGGAAAAGGACAAGCGCACTATCATTGTCAAGTTATCAGACAACTATCCTGTGATGTGGAAGCCGTTTGGCTCAGGAAAGTTTTATACCGATGAAGTTAGGCTAACAGTGCGCTATGATAGCAAGCTGTATGCTGAAGATGCTGTTGAGGCGATTACACTTGCTACTGCTGAGTTCTTCACCAACCGGGCTTTTGTGCTAAATGCTACAGACGACAAGCTCGATATGACGTTTTGGGTGCGGCACTTTTATGAGATGCTGATGAAGCGTGCAGGGTACGATGTACAGATTGAGACAATAATCACTGAAGTTGCCGGGCAGCGTTCGCAGCTAGACGCACCACGGCGCAAGACAGTGTCGAACATAAAGAGGACATTTTCACAAATCAATACTGTCACTTTCGCGCAGAATACTATCGAGCGCAAGGCAGTGAAAAATTAAGACAATGAAAGAGACTAGAGAACTTCTAACCTTCACCGCGCAGGGCATTAACGCGGGCTATACCATCGCAGCAGATGGCAAAGTGGATTTCGCTGATTTGGGCGCACTTGTGCCGCTTGTCCTTGCCGGGCAGCAGGGCATTGGGGGCGTTAAGCTGATTGGCAGCGAACAGGCAGGTATCGGCGACCGTGAAAAAGACGAAATCCGCAAGGCAATGGCTGAGAAAATGACGTCAGTGCCACGCGAGCTGCAAGGCGATTGGCTTGATGCTGCTATCGGCATCCTATCTGTCTACCGCTTGGGCCGGGCTGCGGCTCAGTCTGAAGCAGCAAAGGACATCCTTGACCGTATCCGCAAGGGCGAAAAGCCTGAGGAGATTGAGAAGGCTTACAAGTTGTAAGCGAATCCAACGACAATAACTGACAACCCCCTGTATCTGCACTAGCAGGCAGGGGGTTTTTTCTAATACCTAATACGCTCTTTTATGCGACCTAGACTGACCGGAGATGAAGAAAAATGGCAACGCCTTATTGATGCTGTGCGAAAAATAGGCATAGACAACGTAGTGGATGCAATGGACGAGGCAGGCGGCGATTGGATGCTTAGGCTGACTAAGCAAACGCTCGACGGCAACGGCAACGTCATAAGCGAAGTGTACAGCCGTCAAAACAGCACAGACACACCAACGGAGGGCATGAGGCTTAAACGTCTGTCAAAGGCTCCAAATGGCGGTGAATGGCGCATATATGAGCAGTCAGGGGACATGGCGCTAGCTTACAGTGAGCTTGTGCAGGAATTGAGCTTGCAAGCACGGCCATTCCCCCCTACTGAGATACCTGACGGCTTGCAGGAGGGTTACTGCCTTATGCCGATGCTCACAGATCACCACTTCGGAAAGATTGCGTTTGGCTACAAGGGGGACTCGTGGAGCTTGGATGAAGCCCGAGAGGTATGGCAAAAGGCATTGGATTATTACCTGTACAAAGCGCAGGACCTGCCGATAGCTCAGATACTTTTGCCGATTGGCAACGACCTGCTGCATACTAATAGCGACACGAACACTACCAAGCGTGGCACGCCGATGGAGGTCAGCGAGAGCTTTGGCAATCTGTACAAATACGTGCGGGACGTAGTAGTAGCGGGCATTCTGGCTTGTGCAGAGATTGCGCCTGTGCAGGTAATAATGGTGCCTGGCAATCACGATGAGGACGCTGTGCTTCGGCTAGGGGATTATCTAGAGGGGCTTTTTGACAGGCATCCGGTAGTACAAGTCAACAACAAGCAATACCGCCGTAAATACTTCAAATTTGGGGCAACAGGGATAGGCTTCACGCACGGGGAGAAAGTCAAGCCACGCGACCTGCACGGGGCTTTCTCGAACGATATGCCGTCAATCTTCAGTAGCGTGAAATATCGCTACTTCTTTGTCGGCCACCTGCATAAGAACGCAAGTGCAAGGCTATCAATATATGACGAAAGGAGAGATGAGTATATGGGGACGCAGGTAGAGATATGCCCTTCGCTTTGCCCTACTGATAAATGGCACTTCGACCATAATTTTACCGGCAATCAGCGCAGTAGTAAGGCGTATCTTTTTTGCCCGGATAGGGGGAGGGTTGCAGAATGGTATTTTAATTTGTAGATTAGCATCGTATGAGAGTTACAGCAGTTTTGGTGAAAGCCCCGCGCAAAAGAGCGTTTGGGGCTTTCTTGTTACATTCCGCAGTATCCAGAATCGCAATCTGAAAAATCTGAAAAATCTAATTCAAATTGAGGGCGGTGCTGCTTAATTTGTGAATAAGATATATCAGATCTCCAATTTGGGTTTTTCGGCCCTGTTTCTTTTGATTCAAACCAATCCATCTTAGCTGGATGTTTATCCCACATCTTACGAAGAAATAAGGGGTTTCGATGAAAGCAGCCGACACAGTTATTGTAATCAGCAAAACGGACGGTTTGACCAGTCCAATAGTTTTCTATCTGGTCACGAAAAACAGCGTTATCAATAAGCGGGAATGATGGTTTTTGCCATGGTATTTGCTCCCATTTATTGTTCCCATTTGAGTGCTTTTCAAATGTTGCTTTATATTCGAGCAATCCGTCTTCATTGCACTTAGATAGCATAGTGTTTGCTCTTCTTTGCTCATTAGCCCGGTAGCCAATTTGCATTTTTATTGGTTCGCTTATTGTTTCTGCCCACCAATAAAAAATAGGCTTTAACTTCATTTCTGAAGTGCAAAAACGTTGCATCTTGTTAGGAAGATAACCGCCTTTTTGTTCGATAACGCTGTCAAAGGTGTCGCCTGATACCCAATGTATCTTTCTGCCGATATGCTGCTCAAGATCAAGAATTGTGTAAATGATAGTATCATCTTCAGCTGTAGCAATAAATTGCTTTTGGATTTTATCCTCTACTATTTGCCTAATTTTCTTATCAGGGAACGCAGCACTTTTGTCCTCTATTCTAACCAAAGAGAAAACGTTGTAATCAGTAGGGTAATGAGTAGCAAGATAAGCAGATGTTTTTCCGCCTGATATTGATGTTACTGTTTTCATTTGCAATTGCTTTGTTGTTGTTGATGTAAAACTACAAATTAAAACCACCCCATACAAACCCGAAAATAACACCACTTCAAACGCTCCACGAAATTCGCATCCATCAGCAGCAGCGCATCTTCAGTGTTATCGAAAAATAAGTTTTCTGCTAAGATGGCAGTGCAGCGAGTCTGAGTGAGCACCCTGAACTTGTTTTCAAAGTCTGCATCACCGTCAGACACGTCTGAACGCATCGTTATCGTACTGCCGAACTCTTTTTCTACTTCACCCCACAACTGCTGCCCTATCGCATCGCTGCGCGTTTCACCAGGTGAGGTATGCACCTGCCAGCCCCGGACGGTGGTGTCATGCGCGTTGGCATGGATGCTGATATATAGCACGTCATGCAGTTGATGAAACCAATTAGCATAACTTATGCGCTCGCCAAGGCTTACATCTTCATGCCAGCGGGTGAAAGGGACGGTGTACAAGAAGGGGATGCCAGAAGCAGCCAGCGCAGCTCCTAGCTCAAGGGCAAAAAACCTGTTCCATGCGCCCTCATAAAACCATCCGTCATGGTGCATGTAATAACCTTCGTGGTACGCCATCTTATCTGGTGCGGTGGTGTACTCGCAGGTGTCTGGATGGATGCCGCCGTGGCCTGGGTCGAGCAGGATTAGCTTTCTTTTCATGCTTACAAGTTAAGCAACCCCGTAGTCGTTTACAAGCGTTTACATACGGGGTTGCGGGTGTTATGTAGTTACATGGCATTTGCGGTCTTGTATTCTTGTATTAGAAGAAGAAGCGCTTTAAGGTCTTCTTCGATCAATTGCAAGCTAGCCTGAGAAGGGTTGCGTTTCCAAGCCACTAATGTTTGACGGTGTTTACCAAGCCGATTTGCTTTCTCGGTTTGGTTTTCGAGGTAGATAGAAATGATTTTATCCACAATAAAAGATTTAGCCCCGTTGATGTTATCGCGGGGGCTTGGGTTAAAGTTCTAAAGTGCTATATCCGTTAATCCTGCAATAATACTCTCTGTGCTTTCGGAGGTGATTTTTTATATCTTCCTCATTATCTGCGTGCATGGTTTTCCATTCTTTACCAAAAACGCATCCTTTGCTTCCATCAGCACGAATGAAATCTGTGCGATCAACTTCACCTCCAATTTCAGATACCTCGTGAATGATATTCAATAAGGTATTTACTAGGTACTTTTTCATGATTTATATTGTTTTGTTGTTAATGATGCTGCAATATACAATAAGTATACCACACGCGCAAGTTTTATATCAATTATTTTATACACAAAGTATATTTAGTTTAGGGCCGCACACGGAATAGACAGGATTGGAAAGGGTTTGTAGCTGAGTAGAAAAGTCACCCGCGCTCCTACTGTCGCTGCTTGACTATTATAGGTTAAAACGCCATGTAACTACAGCTACACTCAAGGCTTCGTACCTCAGCCCTGCGTGTAGCCCCGTCCGGTGTGTGATATGGGCAGGCTAATGATACCAATTTGAATGACATTTTAAACAATATGCTTGACCACCTACACCTGAATTAGAAGTTAGTTTTGGTTCTATGCAATTACACCATTTATTCCCCATTTCATCTACAATGGGTTTTCTTTTCCCGTAATTCCAAGGTTTTCTTTTAGGTTTATTTTCAACACTTTTCTTTTGATCTTTCATTTAAAATTATTTTACGCCTGCCTGCCCGAGTAGGGTTAGGCCATGAAAAAATTTAGTTCATTCTCCCCCGGCCTCCACAGGCTCGGGGGTATTAATACAGCCGCGCTCCTATCGTCGCAGCTCAGTTATTTGAATATCACATCACACACCATCACGCTACACGCTACCGGCGAACCGAGGGCTGGGCGTGGCAGCGTGTAGCTTTGTCCGTTAGGTACTACTACTGCCAGCTAAAAAATTGCTGTTTGAATGCCCGCCCGCATGCGCTCCAGGGCTGCCTTATAATAATCTTCATCAATTTCAAAAGCATGGTAATTGAATCCCATACTTTCAAAAGCGATTAATGATGATGCAGAACCAACATGAGTATCAAGAATAAGGTCGCCCGGTTTGGCAAATTCCGTTAAAGTCCTTTGATACAGCTTTATTGGTTTTTGAGTAGGATGAATTTTCAAACTAGCTTTTGTCCCGCCTTCAATATTCCCATAGTATCTAAAGTCAAAAACAACAGCGGGTCTTTTGAACGATGTATAAGCACTTTCACAATCTGCAAAAGATTTGACAGGTTGATGCTTGTACCAAACGATATAGCATTGACAAGAAGATAAAAATGGGACAAAATAATTCCAGCCCCAAATAATTTGATTTTTAGATACCCGATTTAACTGTTCAAAGTATTCTCTATCAGGTATCATTGAATCCCAAGACTTGCCCTTGATACCCTTATCTGTTACAATTCTAGGAGAATTACCTATATCTAACCCATAAGGTGGATCTACAATAGCAAGATCAAAGAAATTATCAGGATAAGACGGCAGCCCTTCCCGCTCGTCCATACAATCAATATTTAAGAATTTGTTTTGCATTCGATTATTATTTACGCTGGCAGTCGCCCGAAGAAAATGAATGATGAATACTGGTTTGATGCCTGTTGTTATAGTCACCCGGCTTGCTATCGCCGCCTTGACCATTTAGTTGTTTCGCAGTACCTAACTACAGCTACACGCAACCTCCAACGCGAGGGCTGAACAGGCTGCGTGTAGCCCTGTACGTTATGCACCATTTGGCGGCTATCAATATGATGAAAATCTTTGTTTATGATGGTTCTTTACAACTTCACAGTGAATTTTTGTTACAACGGTTTCTATCTCAGGTAGAAATTGAGTTGGTTCACTTGTGTGTGTTTCATCTTCAATTTTTACAACCTTTAAGGTATCATTGCGAAGTACCCCGCGTGTGGTATAATTGATCTGAAATTCTTCCTCTAGCGATGGGATATAATCGCCTTTAGATAGAATTTCAATCATTCGCTGGTTTACATGAATTTCAGTTCTTTTTGATGTTTGCATGATTGTTGTGTTTTGCTGACGATTAAGCCGCCAGATAAAAATGAATAAATAATAATTGTTTGTTACCCGATTAATTAGTCACCCGCCTTCGCACACTACGGCTCGTCTACTGCTGGTTAAAACGGTGCATAACTACAGCTACACACAAGCACTCGTGCCTCGCGCCTGCGTGTAGCCCTGTACGTTGGGTGCAAGCTCCGCAGGGAGGGAAGAACTATATCTATATTCAATGAAATGTTGAACATGGATAAGTATTAGCCACAATAATAATTAATGTTGTGGCTAATTTCAAGACGTGAACCACATGAGTCAAGAAACTCTTCAAGTTCAAACCAAATATCTTCATCTATCACTTTTACGATAGGTTTCTTCTGTCCTTGATGGAACATTACTACTACATCATGTGTCATACTACTTTTAAGTACATCACCAAATCGAATCACGCCTTTATCTCGTGGTAGTTTGAATCCTGTTTCTAAAATCATAATCTTAGTATTTACGGTGGCTAACACAATATATAGTGTATAGCAGATTAAACATTAGTTCTTTAGCCGAAAGTTAGTGGTGTCAGCTACACACCATACACCCAACCGTTCTTCGCTCCCTGCTCTACCCCGATTAAGAGTAAAGAAAGGAATTAATAAATACCAGTTTAGGGTTTCTTGTCACTCGTTCCTATCGTCACTCGCCGCACTATTATTTGTACGCCTGCACCCAACACTATGCTACCCGATCATATTACGCTGCGCTCCATACGCCGGGTAGCCCCGTCCGGTGTGTGCAATCGGTCGCTAAGAAAGATAAATTACTTTTCGGCGGTTGCTATACGATACACTTGTTGATAGTGTTATCTTATCTTCTCTAACCCACATGAAAATTGGCCAATCCCATTTTTCATCGTAACATACAATTTCAATAGACCCCATAATTTCTGGATTGTTGCAATTGTTTTCCCCCATCACTTCAATTGATTTTACATTATCTATATTAGGGTGAAAAGTTTTCGATTCGGTATCAAAGTGACCGAGATCAACATCCATAAAATTCAATTCTTGTTTCATCGTAATTAAGTTTTAAGCGCCCGCTCCCGGAGGATTAGACTGTGAAAGAATTATTGTGATACCCGTTGTGGGTTTGTTCTTGTTCGCTCCTACTGTCGCTCACCCTATGATTAAGGGTTTAACTGCACACACCAACATACTAGCGCCAAGCCTTCGTACCTCAGGCCTGCGCCAGTACTCGTCCGTTATACCCTAGCTAGTGCGGCAATTCTTTTTCAAGAAAAACACCAGACATTGGGTGATATGTGAATAAGAAAATTAATGTATCAGATTCATAGGTGTATACTGTGTGATTATGGCTGACACCGCCCATAAAGTATATCATTCCATCTTCAAACTCAACATCGTTGAAGACTTCATTTTTCAAATTGAAGATTGGGTATTCGTGGGCGATGTCAACCTTTGATTGGTGATACCCCATTCTGTAAAAAATAATTGCATTGAATATAAGAATGACAATAAATGCAATTACTAGCTTTTTGATTATTGATTCAGGGTATTTCATTTCTGATTAATTTATGCCGCACCTGCCAAAAGGATTAAGCAATGATGAATAAATATGGATGCCCGGTATTGGTTTCTCTAGCTGCTTCCGCATCCTCCAGCAGCCGGAACATTTATTGGTTTCGCTAGGTATAACTACACGCTACCCGCCATACGCCAACGCTCGGCCTAAGCTGTACGGCGGGTAGCTCTGCACGTTATGCACCAGCCGCCGCTTCATTGTACTCAACTGATGCTATAGCAAAGTCAATTGATATGTGATTAAAACCTTCATGGTCAACATCTCCGTTTTCAATTTGATCTGCAATCACCCTGTAAATAAAATCTTCAAAAGAATCTGAATCTTGAGTATAGGCCGTTTCTTCATCTTCATTTTCCCAGAAAGCAATCCACATACAATCTCGCATTAAGCATAAACCACAGGGCCATACTTTTTCAAGCAAAATATTGATAGGCACTGTTTTAACTTGCTCTAATGTTGTCATTTTAATTTGATTTAAGCGGCGCACCCGAAGAATGAGCCTTGAAATGAAAGGCAATATTGCCCGATTATAATTTCTTAAGCCCAGCTCCTATTGTCGCAGGGCCGTATGATTAGAATTAAGCCGGTGCATAACTACAGCTACACACCATGCCCCAACCGAGTCCCCAGCAGCACGGCGTGTAGCCCTGTACGGTGTACGACAGCGTGCGCCTAAATAAGTGAATTAGGATTGAAATTTTCAATATCTCCAACCTCAAAAACAGGAGATTTGATTTCTGATTCTAATACAATTGCCGTGGATTTAGATTTTTTTTCAAATAAAGTATATCCTCCAGACCATTCTAGTTTAAAGACGTCCCCTACCTGAATGTCCTTAAATTTAGTTCTGGGTTGTTGATGTTGATTCTTTCTTAATTGGTCGTTTTGATTAGGGTAATTAAAGGGTTGAAAAGGATTCATTGTAATTATAGTTTTAAGGGCGCACTGCCCTTTGAAATAAATTCTATTGATACAAGATGATGCCTGAGTAGAGTTTCTTTAGCTGGCTCCTACTGTCGCTCAGCCGACTATCTATTGGTAGCCGTCGTACACCAACGTACTAGCGCCTATACCTCCTTACAGTCGGCACAGCGCCAGTACTTGTACGTTATACCCTAGCTAGGGCGCTAATTTTATGTTCAACTTTATGAATATCTCCCTTTACATAGAAGTTTGCGTTCTCTATTTCTTCTACAGAGGAATAATGTACAGCTTCAGAATAATCATCTGTCCATGTAATCTGGTTGGTATTTCCAGCAAAAAAACCCTCAAAGTAAGAATTGGTTTTTGGGTTGATTATGATGTAAGTCGTTTCCATTTTAAATAAGATTTTAGCGCCCCATGCCAAAAGGAATAGGCGATGATGAATAAATGTGGATGCCCGATATTGGTTTCTCTAGCTGCTTCCGCATCCTCCAGCAGCCGGAACATTTATTGGTTTCGCTAGGTATAACTACAGCTACACACAACCTCCCCGTCTAACCTCCAATTCCTTCAACCTCTTTTTCTTACCCTTCAGCCCCTGCCGATAGGCTTTAGCAAGCTCATGTTTGCCGCAATCCTCCGCTTGCTGAGCGCAGGCTGTTTCGCGTTTTATCTCCATGCGCAAATGGCGAATTTCAAATTTTTCGTCTTTCATTTTTTGCGTTTTGTTTTCCTAAACCCTATGCGCTCCACATCAGGTGGAAGCAGCTTTTTAGGGTCCGAGCAGTTAAAGTATAATGTCTTTTTGCTCTCCGAATACCAAGCAACGAAAAAGCAGGTGGCGCGAGTTGCTTCGCTGCCCTTTACAATTTCGGTGCCTGGTTCGGTCTGTATATCTGTGATGTGCAGCGCTACCATAGAGCGTAAATTGTGGCTACGATTAGCAGCCAGATTAGTACTTCTGTGGCGGCGGATAGGTTGCTTCTTACCATGTCGTTTCGCAGTTATATACAGGTATGCGCTCGCCTGTAGCCCTGTCAATAAGCGTATCGCACGCAACGCGATCAGGCTGCTGTGTTGGGTATGTTGTCCGGCTGCACGAAAATAGCAGGCTGAGCGCTGCTAAAATCGCAACGGCTCCGATTAGCCAGACTAGGTAACCGGCTGTTACGGTCCGGCTTTGGTGCTTGCGGGAGTAGTAGTCGTCCTCCCACTCGTTCAGGTCGTTGAATTTGTTCATGCTCATTGTTATTGTTGTTTTGGTTGTTAATTAATACGATGCAATGTAATTATAATTTTACAATCTAGCAAGTTTTGCAAGCTTCTTTGCTGCAATTGCTATTTGATAAGCGTCTCTCTGGTCCTGATTGAACCTACCAACGATAGTGTGCTTATTCGATTTTGCAACAGCCCTGAACATCGCTTGTGTCCATTTAGCGCCTTTCTCCTTAGGGCTTACCTCAAAGACGTACTTATCGCCGTAGTGCCATTTGCAGGCGTCAACCGTGTACTGGCTTGCTGCCTGATTAGCGCCTACGTTTCGGCTGATTTTGGCTACCATACCTTTTGTGCCTTTCATGTCGAAGGTGACGTTTTGCAGGTTACTGTTTTCAATGCCTACTATTGCGCGTTCGGGAGCTTCACCTGGCGCTGTCAGCCACCGCAAAAAGTCCAAAAAGCTTTTGAACATCCTGCCTTGTGCTTCGCCATCCTCATCGATGATACAGATAGCGAAGCCCGATTTTCTGAACGCTGGGTCTATGCCGATTACTGTCATTGCTCCTGTTTTTGGTTCACATATTCAAGCAATGCAATCTCGTGCCTAACCGCTGCCTTGAACTGTGTTGACAGCTCATTAACATCAAGCAGCGCGGTAAGCTTGCGAAGCGCTTTTTCGTTCGCCCTACGCTGCGCATTAACAGCCCATTGTTTGCTATCGTACTCCCACCGCCAAAGGGTGTACCCTGAGACGTTATACATCGGTGTTACGCACCCTTGCGCTTCAAGCTCTGTTAATCGGGCAGCAGTAGTATTGATACTTTTGCCCATTGCGCTGCTTAACTGCTCCGTAGTAGCATATCCTGCTTGCTGAAGATACAGCGCGATTTTACCCCGGAGGGTGTTGCGGCTTGCAGGGTTGTCAAGCCATGCTTTTAATTTTGCTTCTGTCATTGCTCCTGTTTTAAAACGGCAAATCCTCATCCAGGCTTGCCGTCTTGGTTATTAGATTAGTTGGTTGTGCAGGGTAGGTGTCGTCGTCGTCCATCTCTTGCTTTAGCCGCTGATTGCGCCATTCAAGGTTGAACACTGCCGGAACCTCATCGCCAGCAATCCGGTATTTCTCAAACAACACCTCTGTGCGCCACTTAATGCTTTGCCCGTGCTCGTCTTCTTCAATGCCGTAATAGCCGGGGCGGTACAAAAAGCAAATCCCATCAGCGTCCTGCTCGAAAGCGCCTGAGCTTCGCAGATCAGACATATTCGGCCGTTTGCTGCCTCCCCGCTGCTCAACGCCTCGGCTCAGTTGTGATGCAACTAAGATCGGTATGTCATTCGACTTTGCGCTCTTTTGCACCTGCTGGCTGATTTGCTCGTATGCCTGATTGCCTGTTAACCTGCTGTCATCAGGGCGAAGCTGTTGCACGTAGTCAATAACAGCTAACTGCCAGCCATCTTTTTCGGTGCCTATCCTTATCCTATCTGCAATCGCGCCTATCCGGCTGTCGCAGTCCTTCAAATCAATTACCTCTATCGGCCAGTCGTACAACAGTTCTATTTTGTGAAAGAACTGTTCAAACTGCTCTTTGTCAATATTGCCTGTGCGGACGTCTTTCATGCGTAGCCCTGCAAGCAAGCAAGCAAGCTTCATGTACAGCGCCTCAGTTGTCAAGTCGCCCATACTGAAAAATGCTGTAGGGTGCCCTGCCTGCACTGCTGCGATTGCGCACTCAGCCAAAAATGTAGTTTTGCCCATCCCCGGCCGTGCTCCAACTATTTGATAATCGCCTTTTTGCCAGCCCCCGGTGAACTCATTTAGGTGCGCGTAAGGAGTAGGGATGCCTGACAGGCTGTTAGGGTGCTGTAGGGCTAATGTTGCAAGCTCCTGTACTGCCTGCAAGCGAACAGCCTTTGTGCTCTTTGCGCTCATGCCCATGTGCAGGGCCTCGATGTTTGACAGATATTGCGAGCGGGCATTGAAGTAATCCGTGCCCTCTAATATTGCTGCCTGCATTGCCTGCTGATACTCAGCGTCCTTTCTGTAGTAGTAAGTATTGCGCACCTGCACAGCGTGCTCCGCTGCAATCGCTGCACTTGTTGCACTATCAACTATCTGCCGCAGCTCGTGAGCCGGGCAGACAGCTTCTAATGTCGCAGCATCGTACTGTATGCCTTCGCGCTGTCTCTCCCATATCAGGTTAGCCATCTTTTGCAGTGCGCCTTCCTCAAACATGTAAGGCGCTACAACCTCTGCAATCTCTATATATGCCGAAGGGTTGATAGCAAGTGTGCCTATGATTGCTTTTTGTCTTTCTGTTGTTGTCATGCTCTGAATTTTTCTATCCATGCTTGCCGCATAGCATCCGTTAAGCCGAAGTCATCTACAAAGGTTTTCATATCTCCAATGCGCTGCCTGGTAGTGTCCCTGTCTTCGCCTGACGCTGTGTAAGCCTCGTCAAGCCACCGCTTGCACATTTGCACCTGCTCTGCATAATGCTCTGACATCTCAGCTTCTACCAACCCTCTGTCCCGGTTCGCCCTGCACGTATCAAGGTATTTGCGCAGTGCGTTTGAATCGTTCAGGTTAATGAGCCTGGCTACAGTCTTTTCGTTCGCCCATCCTCCTGCTATCAGGTTGTAGATAGGGGCAGTCAGGTTACTTGCTGAACTTTGCATTTTGCGTTAATTTTTGGATTTCTGCCAGCTCCTCCTTGCTTATCTTTTTGCGCTTTGTTGTGCGGTGGGCTGTCCGGGGGGCTTCGTAGGTTGTTGCAGGTTGGTTAGTGCCTGTGTGCTTGCCTGTGTCGCTCTGCTCTCTTATCCAATTGATGAGCTTGCCAGTGTGATTGCGCCAATTCTGTAGCATGTACGGCGCATCCTGATGTTTCGCAGCCCATTGGCTTGTAATCGCTAACGGCTTAACTTTTACCCGCTTCGTGCTGCACATCCATTCCCACTCTGTTTTGCCACGCTCATCATTCTCGAAGTAGTTAGCCATCTGTTTTGCGACTTCGATGTAATCCACGTCCTCAAAAGAGGGGGGTGCCGCCGGAATGGGGGGAGTTTTAGGGTTGTCTTTTAGGGGATGAGAATTTTCGTGTGTGTGTGCGTTCTCACTATTCACACTTGTATTGTTAATACTTGTATTATTATACTTGCGCGTATCATCAATAGGGCTATTGATTTCCTCGTCAACACCCCTATTGATTGTTTCGTCAATAGGTGTTGATTGTTCAGCAGCTGTCGCAGCATATATCCTTCGTTTATTGCCTGCTTCCTTGTCAATAAATATAGTAATGTAGCCTGCTTCTTTTAGCGCTGATATGTCCCTGCTTATAGTTTCTGGCTTCACATCATACAGCTTTGCAAAGTAGCTGTTAGATGCAAAACAGTGCCCTTTCGCATGTGTAAGTGCTGTAATCTCGGCAAACAATACTTTTTGCCTAAACGATATTCGTTTGTCATACCTGACGTTAGCGGTAAGTATGGCGTAGTAACTTCTATGGTTTTGCATAGTTCAGAAAATAAAAAAAGCCCGACAGGTAGGAGTCTGTCAGGCTAATTGTACCCGTGTTAGGGTGAATTAGCATTTCTTACTGCGCTCCTACCCGCTGTAAGAAATACCGTATGTAATGTGTCATGCTAATTATGGATGCAAGATACAAAAATCGCCTTGCATTTCAAAACTCTTTCGCATCATCTTCGCGGTACATCTCCTGCACCCTCCTGTACACCTCCCCAGGCATACCATCAGGCCAGTGCTTAGGTGGCATAGGTACGTAGGCTGATGTGCGTTTGCTGCCTACGTAAATTCGGGCTACTACAAGGCGCACACCTTCGTCTTTTGCCCATTCGGGGACGTAGTGCTGGGCTTTATTCTTCATTATACAAGAGTTTATCATCCACAATCGCATCGCGCACATGGCGAAGCGCATCAAGCTTACCCTCAATTACGTCACGCTTTGACGGCTCTGTTTCTTCCGCGTACATTACAGCATAATCACCAACTAGCTTATTCAGCCAAGTAAGCGTATCGCCTACATTCAGGGCTTTGTAAGCAAGCTCATACCCTTTTACTTGGCCTCGGATGATGTTTTTTAGCCTCTCAGTAGGCGCAAAGCCTATAGCGTTATTGTAACCCCACATAAGCCCTTTGCACTGTGATGCAATCTCTGCATGGTACATTTCTTGTTTTGTCATTATCATTGTCATTGCTTTTTAAAGCTGCCCGGCACAACAGCGCCAGGCAGCGGTTAGACACTCAATTCAAAATATTAGAACGGCAGGTCGTCGTCGTAATCTTTTGTCGGTGTAGGTAAAGTCGGGTCTTGATACTCGTTCGCCTGCGCAGGAGTAGGCTGCTGATGGTTCGTTGCAAGCGGGTCAAGGTTAATCGCCTTGTAAGCCTCAACCTTAGGCGCAACAAACTTTGTGAACATCTCAGCCCACTTGTCACGGCTCGCCTGTCGCACCTTCCCTATTGCAGCGACATCATACTTCCATTCACAACGCTCATCCTCAGCATACAGGGCAATGCCGGCTGTTGTGCCATTAGCGAGCTTCACGGGCCAGACCTTCAGCGTGCATTCCCGGCCGAATGGGTCAACAGGACCGGACAAGCGGTTGATAAGGTCCAACACCGCGTTGTTGAATGGAGCGTACACCATCAGCGTCTCCCCTTCGTGGCTGAACGTCAGGTACAGATAGTGCTTCTCAGCATTCTCGTTGTACTTGACAGAGGCATCGATAAGAATACCCTTTACGCCCTTCATGCGCTGATCTTCAACCCATTCGTCGTTCGGGTTTTTGATTTTGGATACTAAGCACCCTTGTTTAGCGTCTAAGCGCAGCCGGTAGGTGTGCCGGTCGTTGTTCAACATGAAACCTTCCATTGTTATTGTTTTTGGTTGTTAATGTAATCAATAGCGTTCAATTCCTGCTCTGCTGCCTCCGCAATCTGATAGTCAAGTGCATCAGCGTTGTACTCGGCAGTAAGCTCATTGTCAATCACAGCCAGCCCGCGCCGGATGGCCATGATAAGTACTTGATGGTATTCCACAGGCACTCCGGTAAATTCTTTAATATTGCGCTGTGATTCCATACCTTGCTCTTTAAGTATAGCAGGTAATTTAAAGCGGGTGTCAACGCTGCCGTGTTGCAGCTCAGCCCGCAGCCGGGTAGTCTCCCGGATAATTTGCTCAGTCATAATTTAGGTTTTAAAAAGCTGCCGAACAGGTAAGCCCGGCAGCGGTAAATAAATCGTGATCTATGCTTTGCGGCTTATGGATTTTGCTTTAATCTGTAAGCCGTATTTTGTTTGTCTCAACTCGCCTTTAACTTGCACTTTATCCCCTACTCGGATAGTGCCGTTTTGCAGGCTCCTGTTAACCAATGCGAGATCGGA